TGTAATACCCGTCACACAATCTGCAGAAACATTAAGACCAGTTGTAGTTGCAGCTGCAGAAATTTCAATACCATCTGCACAAATACCACTAATTTTAATACCATCTGTTGCTGTACCGGCTAACGACAGCATAGTTGTACCAGTAAACGCACTGGTAACCGCTATAGCAGTAGTACCATCAGCCGCTATATTAATACCTGTTGTAAAAGCACCAGTTATTGAAACCGGTGTAGTAATAGCTCCAGTTAATGAAAGTCCCGTAGTAGCAGCTCCCATTTCCAATGTTTTAGTTGCTTCATCCCACTCAAGTGGACTATATCTTAAATTTAAACCCATTTTCTTATCTCCTATTAAGCCCTGCTTTAATTATGGTAGATGTAGCTTGTGGCTTAGTCAGCTACACCTACCAATTTACTACTATTCTCCCCAGAGTCTTACAGCAAGCTCAGGGTATAAAGTCTTAATCCCGTACAATATGTCCATCCTTATAATCTCTTCGTCGGCATCTATATCATACTGTTTTACCACTCTAATGGAAACACCGGCATCTTTATCAGTTTGTCGTGAGCCCCAAACATTAGCTGGCATTTCCAGCGGCAGGGTTACAAGGCAAAACGCATTAGGATGAAATACAAGGTTCTGTGCATAAGCAGTAGATTCTGTACCAACAAAAGTCATTGCATCGCCATCTACTGGAAGAGCGTCTACATTATCATAAGCAAGATTACCACTACCAGCAAATGTAATAGTTGGTGAAATTGCTAGGGTTGCCATATTACCACCACTAGAGGTAGTATTCGCTGTACAAACCCATCTATGTAGGTTACCGGTACTTACACCAGACATATTATTAACCTGATTAACTGTTGCTACAGTAAAAATATCACCAGCTGTAACAGTACTAGAGCTCGCATTCCAACCATCAGTTGAAAATGTAGTTGCTCCAGTAGCCGGTGCAGTTGCATCAACTAACGGAGTTGCACTTGTAGTAAATGCCCCAGTAGTATGGGTTTTAATGTTCTGATCCATATACAGAGACAGATTAGCAACTGTACCAAGATAACCTTTAGTATGAAGATCAAGTGCTGGTTTCGCAGCAAATGTACCTTTCAAACCATCAGCTAAAGTCCAATGTGCTGCAGGATTCAACATTGCATAACGCATTTCCTGAGGAGCAGATTCATTATCCAGAATTGTCTGACAATCACCAAGAACCTTAAAAGTTGCAGGTGTTGTACCAGGAGTTCCAGCATAATTATAAACATCAACATACAGACCACAAAGATCAGCATCTACCTGATTCGCAAGTGCCTGAGCAGCCGGGGTAATATACCTCGCACTGTACTGTTCAATATTCTGTGTAAGTTCTACAGAGCTAAATGCCCAGGAGACATGTGCCTGTGTACTTACAGTCAGAGTGGTTGAAGGCTCAGAAAGATTGGTATTAGTTCTTGACTGAGCTTTGGTTACTCTAAATTTATTAGGTTTACGTATAGTAATAGTTTCACCTACTTTTCTAAACTCATTCTTATACGAACGATAAACGTGCTGAGACATACCAAGATTATTAGTCAACTGCATTAAAGCTTCTTTTGCTATAATCGTTGGAGTCAATAATGTATTACTTGAAACCATGTTATTTTCTCCTATTTTTTACTTTCTCTCCAAGCTTTATATTCCTTCGGGGACATTTGATCAGGGTCTTTATCGACCACACCATCTGTCCTGACGGGAGATATTGGAGCTGGAGCCTTTGATTGTTTTTTGTTCGGCTTGGGTTTTGACTCTACCTTCGGCTCTGCCTCTACCTTCCCCAAACTTACTTCGATTTTACCAATTTCTCTAGCAGCTTTTACCAAACTGAGGTTACATATTTTTTCAGACTTTTCAGGATTACTCGCAAGATAATACAAAACATCTTCCGGGCTTTCCGTGTCTAAAAGTATACGCGTAACTTCTGAACTAATAATGAGAGTATCATCAAGTACAAGATCATCAAAGTCTGTGTACTTTTCTTTTCCTCTATCCATTGCATCATCAAGCCCATCGTACGATTCTTCTACATCTTTTTTTGTAGCTTTTTCTTCATCTTTCTTTTCTCCACCTTTTTGAATAGTTTTCAACTTCGCATCAACTTTCCATTCAGCCAAGGCTTCAATAAAATCATCTTCGTCTTCAAAATCTACTTTTAGCGGTTTACTTACATCCGGAATTTTCGCAGTTGCTTTTTGCAATTCTGCTTCTAACTTAGCAATCTTTTCTTCTTTAAGATCTCTTTCACGCTCTGCAGTACGCCACTTTTTAGTCAACTTACCAATTCGCTTTTGTACTGTTTTTGAATCACTTTCATTTACATCAAGTTCTTCGCTGGGTTTACCAGACTCTTCTTTTTTTTCTTTGACCGCTTTAACCCCTTCTTCGACCTTTTTTTCAGTCTTTTTTTCGTCATTCTTTTCCTCTTTTTTTACTTCACCTTCTGCAACTTTTCCATCGTCTGTAAGATTGTCTCCATCAGACGAAATAGGTTCAGTTGAATCAACAGAATCTAAGTTAGGATTATCAATTCCATTAACAACTCCTGGGTCTAACATTTCTGCATCTTTAATTTCATTTAACGTCTTTAACATTGCAAGTCTCCTTTGACTTGTTGCAAGCAGCTTAGCCACTTGTTGGGTTAATTGGTCAAAATTTGACCTTTCTTACTTCACTTTTCAATCTTAGTCTTTTCAATCTTAGCTGTTTCTTCTTTTTTCTCTTTCCTCCCTTCAATAAAATCAACAGCTTTCATTTTCGTCTCTTGTCGTATCTGTATAAGTTTTACTTCCGCTTGAGCAAGTTTAACCTTTTCTTCTTCAAGTGCAACTTTTTGTTCTTCAAGTGCTAAATTTCCCTCTTGAAGTTTAACCTGCCCAGCCTGTAATTTCAACTGACCTTCTTGGAGCTTAATCTTCCCATTTTCTATAGCAAGCTGATCTTCAGGTGAGAGCGGAGGAGGTGGTGTAGGTGGAGGAGGCGCCTCACCACTTTGTTTAGCATCTTTAGCTGCTTTAGCTTCTTTAACCTCGGGTGGAAGTAGAAACTCAAGCCGCTCTGAAACTTCCTCCGCTCCAGGCCAGTCCATAGCTTTCGCAAACAAATCACCAATAATTGGAGCAGCTTGTGGGTAGTACTGAATGAACTCTGACATAGACTGCCGGGCTTCTGTTCTTTGTGTAGTAAAACTTGGGCCAACAGTAACTACTACATCATATGTACCTACAGATGTGTCATTTAAAATTTGCTTAATTCCAGACTCTTCTACTTCTTGATTTACACCAACAAACTCTTGCTCCCCATTATCCAGACCAAGTCGTATGACTCTTTCTGTATCAAGCAACCCCGGAGCCATATCCACAAGTACTCTACCAAGTTGTTGAATAGACCGAGCTAAATTATCCACAAAAGAAAAAGTCCCCACATCACCTTCTTTTTTCCTTTCTATAATAGCCTTTCCAGATCTTTCATTACTTTGCATACCAAGGCTTGCTTTCTGCAACCCAACTGTATCACGCATTTCCTGGTCAGTGGTCTGAATCCTCTCAATCATTGCACTAGAAGCCTGCGGAGGTACTTCTCTCTTAGGCCACCCCGGTGCTTTCTCATCAAAGTTAACCAGCAGATAAGGATAATTCTTTCTCTGTGCTTCGTTCCACTGTGACTCGTGTCCAGATATCTGTTTCGGAGTAACAAGATAAGGAACTTTTGGTTGCAATGTAGCTATTTCAGTGTCTGTAGAGCTCCAATAATTATACATACGCTGAGCATCTTTAGCTTTTCTAATCAAACCCCGTCTTTTAACCTTTCCACCTACGTTTAACTCTTTACCCCAAATAGGAATAATAGGAATATACTTCTTTCCTACCCATTTTTTCTTCTCAAGCACCTCACTACCTGAAACAAGATACCACATAATATCATAAGATTCTATACGTCTTTTCTGACTTACCACATCACCCTCTTCCAGCTTACTCACAACCCTATCATCATCAAGCAAATAAATAACCTGTTTCCGGGGTTCTTTTACAAAGTACTCTACCAGTCTAACAGTATCTTTTGTACACCAACCAGCAACATACTCGTTACTAACTGTATTAAACTCCATTGGTTCTTTATTATATTTTTCTTTATACTCGTCTCTATCCATATCAGAAACAATAATACAATATTTAGCGTCTGAACAATCATACTCAAGGTGTTTACCCCAATAAATAGCTAACGCATTATCCACCTTTTCAATATAAGCATCTTGGTCAAAAGAAGTATCATTTATATATTTAGTCACAACCCGCATAGCCCCGACACCACAAGTAACTGCGTGTTCAAAGCCATGATCTATTGCTATATCCGCTTTCGAAACATGCTGCACATGTTTAATCCAGCCACCAAGAATCCTAGCAACCTCGGGGTCACCTTTAGAATCTACTGGAATAACCTTAATAGACGGCCTATTCATTCGCTGATCACCAACAACCTGATCAATAAATGAGGACATTTTATCAATAGTTAAACAAGGTCTTCCATCAGCCGTACGCATAGCTTTTACTTCTTCAGGCCACTGAGCTCCATCTACACCAACAAAATTAAGATCATCAAGAGCAAGTCGATTATTCTCTTCATCTTCATCAACAGCTTTTGTAAACCTATCTTGGACCTCTTTAAGAATTTTTCTATCCGCTTGTGAGCTCATCATTTTACCTCTTTATGTGTACCAACTATAAGTGGTTTATGTAGTAAATCTTTAACAGCTTTTTCTAATGACTTCGCAGATGTAAGCTTATCATACGCTTTTTTATCTACACCATTGTACTTCCATATAACGTCAGTGTTAAATTTCATAGATAAAACTTTTTTCTTTTCATTATACTTAACTATTTCCATTTTCCCTTAACTCCCCATCCAAGCAGATTCACTACTATGATAATCTCTATACTTTCCAAACTCCGAGTAATAATTTTCTTTATCCTTAGCAAATACTCTTGTACTGTCATTAGAAAAATACTCCGTAATACAAAGTGCATCAGCAATATTCGGACTATCAATTCCCCTAGTCTTTAAATCTTTTTTAGATTCTATAACATACCCACCATGAGCATTAAAACTATATCTAACTGTAGCAAGTTCACTTGCAAGCTGTTGTCCAAGACTCTCCGGCTCCCCACTAACCTTAACATCAGGAAACGAGTATTTCCCAAGTAAACAATTATCTCTAACTCTACACCAAAGCTCATCCCGGAGTTTATGAAACTTTGCAATATTACTTGAAGCCATAGTTACATTTACTTGATAAAGATTCTTCAACTTACGTTTCTCAAGCCAATCAGCAACCCCGGCTCCAACACCAATAGAATCAATCCCAATCCCGTCAGCTTTCAACTCTTGATAAGTCTGATTAATAAACCCACCAAGATCTATAGTATTTAACTTTCTAAACGTCTCCCAAGGATCAATTCGTAAGCCTTTTCTTGGTAAAATAATAGAACAATCATCACCATATCTAGCTACATCCACACCAAGGTAAAGGGGCTCATCTTCAGCAACTTCAAACTGTTGCCCAATACACTGCTGTGCAGACCAAAGTGGTATAAGCGTGTTTTCATCCTGAAGCGGGGGATTTCCCTCAACCCTAATCCTAAACACATTCGAATCAAGACCATATTTCATAGCAAAGTATTCAGGCATACTTGGATCAACGTTTGTGGAATTTCTTGAATCCCAATGAAACTTTCTCCACTGCTTTTTTATTTCAGCATGAAAATGTGTATCGTAGAAATAACCAAAGTTCTTAGTCATATTACCAATTAAAAGTACTTTATTATCAGGCTGAGTAATTGCACCCTCCAAAGGTATGTAAGTTGGATCAGGAATACCACTCGCCTCATCACAGACTATCAATAAGTGATCGCCATGTAAACCAGCTAAAGTTTCACCCTGCTCTTCTTTTGTAGCCCGAATAGAAGGAGAAATCAGCCGCATCCAATATTCTTTCGGAGCTTCTTTATGTTGAATAGAGTCTTTTCTAACTATAAATTCATCCGCTACAGTAGATTGACGTAACCACTTAGATATTTCAGAAAGAAATATATCTCTAAGCTGCCTATTTGTCGGTGCAGTTACAACCACTTTCGCATAAGGCCTGGTAACCAGAAACCACAGTACAATCCACGAAGCACTTGCATCTTTACCAACTCCATGACCACTTCGTACAGAAACTCTTTTCTCGTTTGAAATAGCTTGAAGAAGTTCAATTTGCTGAGTCGAAGGGGTAACTTTAATACACTCAACTGCAAATGTAAGAGCACTTTTCTTCCACTCAGTAAGCTTCGCTAAAAC